CCAGAACACGCGTCCATTCTGCCTTTGTAAGTGATACGCATGCAAGCGCCCACGCACCTAGCATCAGCTATGGTGTCGCTTTGGGCAAAAGCAGCAGCACCGACTTGCAAAGCCAAGGTACTAGTTGCAATGTTAGTACCAAATGGGTTTGATGTCGTGTTAACTGGGATGTCTCCGGGTCCTGTGCACGAATAGTAAAGCGCATTAAACGTTTTACCAGAGACCTGTCCCACCGAGGTGAAAGACGGGTCCCATAAAATGTAACCAGAGTTGTTAGTAGTAGATGTTCCAGTGAATGTTTTCAGTTTGTTTAACATCCCTTCTGAAGTGGAGTATAACCCATCCTTCATCTCAGCTTCACAAGGATCCAAAAGCATATCTGCATATGCTTTCAGTCCACGGTTGCGTTGTGAAAGAGGTTGTTTCTTTGAAGTTTTCTTCTTCTTAGAATTGTTGGGTTGCGAATTTTTCTTTTTCTTTTGGGCCATCGTAATTTCAAAGCTTGATAAATTATGTGCCCCTGTTGAACAAAAGTAGTTGTGGATGACATGCAACATTATTGCGATGTAGAGTGATTGTTGCCCAATAAGATACAGTAATAGATGTGCTATCATATGGTACATGCCACCATGCACCGCACTTTCTATGCCTCCAATAAGTACTGCTCCTAAAATACCTGTATAAAACTTGACTGTTTCCTCGACTACTGGAGCCACGAGGACGTTGACAATCATGTCTTTAACTGACACGTATTCTTCTGCGCGATATTTGAACTCATCATTATTGGCTTCACTCCAATCCTTCTTGATCATTATTTCGAATAATGGATCTTTTGACAAATCAACGGGAAATGGAGCAGTGGCAATGTATTCCTCAGCCCTAACCACATCAGCCATACTAACATCGTAATGGTTCGAAAACCATTCGTATGTTTCATATGTTGCTGAGTGCTCTTGAACTGCGTATTCATTGTACTGTTTCCGAAATGCCGTAGCCTTGGGATTGACATCAACTCTACGAAGCAAACCTTTCATCACGGGAACGTGTGACAAGTTTGTTCTCAAACCGTTGACCATTCCTGAAAATTGTTCAAGAATTTGCGATTTGTTGAAGTTGGTGTTTTTGCACCAGAAGGTCTTAGCTAGTAATTTGCCAGGTTTTGGAGTGAGTATGAAACCCCCCGAGGAGGGCATAATGTATGAAGAACAAAATTCCACATCGTCAACTGTTTTAAAAAATAGTTTAGCCTTGAAGCCAAGCCGAGTGAGTCGCTCCTTAGCCAGGTCTAACACGTCTTGTTCACATGTTATCCTGACAAAGATCACGGCATCATCGCCTTTAACTACCAAGTACATCACTACTTCTTTAAACGCGTGATATACCACCACAATACTGGTAATTGTATTTCCAAGTAGAGTGATGGCACGTCCAGAACAGCGTACTCCTTTGAATATAACTTTCAAAATGCGACTGTATAACTTAATGCCGTGTATGTCCATCTCGATCAACGCGATGTCTTCAACGGCCATGTTGGTTAAACGTAGCAAATCACAGTTCATTTTAAGGACTTTCTCTGTCTGAGTCGAGTCAAATTCTGTCATATCGTTTTCTAAAATACGGTAACGTACACCGTTAGTGTGGATAGTTTCGCCTATATCCTCACTGTCGCCATGTAGGGGAAAATATGTTGTCGATTCTTCTAAAGCTATGGCCAAGGCTTCAGATATAGGTATCAGCCACCTTCCAACTAGGAAATTGTAAAGTACTGAACTTGACACGATTGGTCTAGGGTCTTTGATTTTGGAATAAAATTCTCCCTTAACGAAGAAACCAGAATCGTTGTTCACGTTGTAGTCTGACAAATCTAATTGTTCAAGTTCACGTCGCAACTTTTTCTGCTTTGCCGCAGGGAATCTTTCTATCCATTCCTCTAGTTTCAATGGCACCACTTCTATCGAGCTAAATGCGTCCGTCAAGTGCTTAGGAATCTTGACTTCTTCCCACTCTGCGTAACCTGTGCGGTCAACGACGCCGAGCAACTTACGTACTGCGGCCTCCTCATTGTGGGAACATTTGCGCGGGATAAAGGGTAGTATCTCAGGGTGATATAGCATTGGAAAGGCACGAACGACAGGGGAGCATTCTTTGTGCTTAACTTGCAGAACTTTCACTTTGAGAGGGTCCAAATCTCTTTGAGGCACGTTGTGTTCTTTAACGCAATAATCATAGAGGGCTAGGGTTGATAATGCCCTAGGTCTACACTCATTGGTCATGCGACGGATTCGATCCTCCAGTAAAACTATTACCCCTAGGAGAAACGATGAAAAACACAACTCAAATGGGAAGCCTTTAACCGCTCCTCCAAATGATGACCCCACTAACAGAATGACCAGGATCAACCTTTTCCAAGTCATCAAAGCGGGTGTCAAAGACAACATCCGTCTACGTTCAGCCATCCTAATTTCAATGTCAGTTGGAATATCAAACGTACCATAGTCTGAACTAACAAAGAATTGACTGGCTCTCGTTTGGAGAGTCACTGGTTCAATTGGAATGTTCTCCTTCACAGCGAGCCTACGGCACCGGTCAACAAATGCTGAATGGTGCTTTGCATCAATGGGTTCATTGGTGCGGTAGCTTCGCATGATGATGTCAGAATAAAGATCAACTTCCTTCTCTTCTTCCACTTTCTCCACGATTTCCTCTAGAGGTTCCACTTGGACTATGATGTGGTCACTTTCGCGCAAAACGAACTTGAATATCCACACATCTTCCAGCTTCCTTTCTATTTCCCAAGACATGGTGTAACCACAGTGCTTGTCGGTAGATTGGTGAGCCCCTTCCAGCATCCAGGACATGTCAGAATGCTGATAGGGAGTGAGGTTTCCAGCGGCCCAGAATTTCACCACACCATCCTGGTACTCAGCTTTTAATTCTCCATGGTTGTAAGTGTCCTGTTTGGTGAAAACAGGATGTATCACAGCATAGTGAACTTTAAGCGTTTGCTTTGAGATGGTCTCGAGAATTTCTTGAGGGGAAAAGTAGTACAGAGAATGAACGGACATAGAGGTCAGAAAATTCTTACAATCACAAACTTGGGCGTCATGCGTGCACCAGAGTGAGCCTGGCTTGGAGTATGACTTAGTTTGATCATGCACGGTTTTCTTAAAAGATCTCATGATGTCTTTCCCATTCTTGACTGGATTCGAATTCCAGATGAACTTACGACCGTAGGTGGCATGGCGGACCGTGGCCCCACCCCAATCGTGGATGAATGCAGCCCTATATCCGGCTCTACGCATCAAAATGATTAATTCATTGATAGCGTAACTCTCGGCTATAGCGCGCAATCCAGCACTTATCGGGTGTTCATTGTACCTGGTTGGGTCGTGTAGTTTCTGTAAACTGAATGTACCAAATCGGCTTAACACACCAACGGTATATTTGTTGTGTAAGCTAGATTTCGGGGGTTGAGGTAATTGAGACTCCATGGGGAGCTCTGGATAGTCAAGTTCGTGATAAGATTTTCCCACGCGTGGGATCTTTCTTAAAATTGAAACCAC